TCGTGTTCCGATAGTTGAATATATTGCTTTTCCAATTCCTTATTTATAGAAATAAAAGGAGTACAAAGTATTATTCCAGTTGGTTTATCTAGTTGTTTCATCTTGTTATTTTAATTTTCTTAATATTATTACTCGAAACTTCTTCATACTTGTATTTAAAAAATTCAACATACTTCTTTAAATTTCTAGTAACTGCGTTTTTCTTTTGTGCTTCCCATTTCTTATTTACATTTTGTACATAAGACTGGTAAAAATCATCAAATGCAATCCATTCACCACTCTTAATAGTTTCTATTATCTCAAATAAATCTTTTGTTATTTCTAATTCAAACTTTTTAAATGGTAAAGAAATACTTTCATAATTCATTAATCCATTATTTAGATATTTTTTTATACATTCAATAATATAACAATCAAACCTTGCCCATTCTAAAGAATCCCAATCATTAAAAAGATAATGTTTAAAAAAGTCTATTGGTGTATGTCCTGAATTAAAGAATGTACTTAATTCAACTTCAAATTTTCTAGCGTCATGACTTCCTCCAGTTCCTTTTATTGTGTAGTTTGTGGTAATTAATATCTTTGGTGAATCTTCAACAGGTAATTTAATAGTATCTTTTCCTTTATAAGTTATTTCTATACCCTCTGTAATTACAGAAAATAGATTTTCAAATAAGAAGTTTCTTTTAACGTCATCAAATACTAAAATTTGACAATCCGTTTTAACAGACTGATAAGGAAAATCTCCAGCAAAAGAAAATTGTTTACCATCAATAGATTGAACTTTCTTCATGTGTTTTAAAGCATTCCAAAATAAACCTTTTCCACTCCTACCATTTGGCTCGTCGCTTATCATTTCATCATTTAAAATAATAGCTTTATTATTACCATTTGATTTATAAGAATGAACTAAATACCCTATTACTGATTGAAAAGTATTATATCTTTCTACATTTTCACCGCTAATCTTCCAAATAAAAGTCCTAAACTCGCTTTCATGGTGGTCGCTTTCAATATAGTTTCTATCTATAATTTGGTCTTTCCAAATACTTAAACCATAATCTTTATATTCTTTAAGTTCCTGAGTATCTTTTTTAACTTCAACAACTCCATTATTGTAAAACAAATAAGCAATATGTTTAGTGTCTTTTAATACTTCTATTTTCTTACTTTCAATCATAGACAAGTAATCTCTTTTAAATATCGTTAAACGTGTTGTAAGTAAGTTAAAAATATCTTCACCTAGTTCATTATCTAAAACGTAATTTAAAACAAAATCTTTTATATCTGTTTCATCTTGAATTTCTAAAAAAATACCATTCTTTTTTATTATGTTAAAAGAACTGTTTTCATTTGGTCTGTTTTTAAAGAAGTTGTGCATCTCTAAAAACCTTTTAAATTTAAAATTGTTTAAACTGACCTTACCATCTTGGTTAGCACTCCAAAATTTATCTTCTGGATTAATTAAATTGTTACTCATAAATATTTTTAAATGACAAAACCCATTTGAAAAAAGCGCCTTGGATGACTTTTAACAAATGGGTTTTTTAATAATTTCTTTAAGGAAGTTCCAAGGCTTACCTGAATACAAATCTAATAATAATATTTTAATTGACAATGAAAAAATATAAAAAAAATAAAGTCCACTGTTTAATATATTGATTTATAAGTAATTAAAAGTAATAGTGAACTTTATTGTTTTCATAGTGAACTTTTTTTTTATAAAGTTTCTGAGGCTGGCTCTACGATACAGACCGAAAGTGAACTTTTTAAGCTTTTTTACAACTTTTTTTTTCGGGTATTTTGGGGGTATATTATAAAAACAGTACCGATTTTAGCAAATAAAGTTCACTATTGCCCTCTAGCCTTAGGTACGACTCAGAAACTTTTTTTTTATAAAGTTCACTGTTATTTTTAAAACCTCTCGAAAACGTTGCTATCACTCAGAAACTTTTTTTTATGAAAAGTCCACTATTTTAAAATAAAGTTCACTATTCTACAAAATTAATTCATTATCGAATAAAATTTCTCTTATTTTCTGCCTAACTCGTTCCGCCTCTTCAATTTCTAGTGTATGGTCTGAATGCTTTGCAATACTTCTATAATGTTGGTCTAACTCCCACAAAGTAGATTTCCATCTTGCGCCGTTAATTGCGTTTAATGCGTCTTCTTTCTCTTCTATACTGTCAAATTCTAATATTATTTTTCCCATCAGTTGTTGTTTATTATGCAATATCTATGCATAAATATAAGATGTTTTGTTTTTTCTTATACCATTTAATCTTTGCTTTAAAGTATCTCTTTTTAATCCCAATACAAAAGCAGCATCACCAACACAATAATAAAATATTCCTGTATTTAAATCTAAAACTAATTTAGCTTTTGCATTATTACCACCTCTAGAACTATTACCTATTTTTTCTAAAGATTCAGGAGTATGTTTATAATCTCTTCTAGCTTGTTTTTGTTCTTCTGACTTCTTAACTCCATACATACCATTTTTAGAACCTTTATTAGCAAATGAAATTTTTTCTTTCATAATATCACTAATTACTTTTCTTTTTTCATCTGTACCTTGATAAATGCAATTTAAACCATTTTTACCTATTACATCATATAATTCTTGATAGTATCTTTCTTTTTTATTTAATTCATCAATACTACATTCTTCAATAATTTCAAAAATATGATTTTCTGAACCGTATTTTTTTAGTGAATGATATAGTCTTCTTTGTCTAAAACAAGATGCAATTGAATAATAATAAAATCTTAACTTTATATCTTGACTCTGACCTATATAAATTTTACCACTTGGACTTGTAATCTTGTAAATTCCTATCATAATATTTTTATTTTCAATACTCTAATTTACTAAAAAAATACGGTTCTACCACTACTCTAGCACCATTATCTTTGATATGTTCTAACACAAAACCACGTCTACCACGTTTAAAATTAGTTTGCACCCATTCAGAACTAGGTGAAAGAGCAGGATAATTAAAATAATCAAAATCATCACTAGAACACATATCAAATAAGCATTGGTGACTATCACCTTTTGAGAAAGTTATGTAGTTACAGTTGTTATAAATGCTATAATTCTTTAAAAATTGGTCAATCTTTTCTATTTGTCTTGGGTCTAGTTGTGGTTTAAAACCAAATTTCAAATTTCTTGCATCTTTACCATGCGTTAAAACTATCATTCTATCTTGTATCTTGTAGAAGTTTAAAAACTTTCTATGGTTATGTACTTCTACATTACTATACTTATGCTCTATAACACTTTTAAAAGCACTATTAACTACATATCCAAATGCTCCAGAATGATTGTCTTCGCAAATATTATTACAAACAATATGTTTAAATTCACTTTGAAGAATATCAACTAATAAAACTTTTGCTTTTAAACCATAATCGAATGCAGTTTCATTTGTCATATTTTGAGGTAGTTTATGACCTCCTCTAGTTGTTTCACCGTCCCAACCGTCCATATAATCACCTAACTCATCTATGTATAAAACATCTGATTGTTTATTTTTGATAGTGAACTCAGCCATTAATTTAATATTCTCTAATAACATTTCACCATTCCACTCAACTGGGTATAAAGATAAGCCATTTCTAGATGCATCCATTCCAGTATGTACATCTGTATAAACTAATCTATCTACTATATCTGATTTAACAGTTAATTTGTTTAAAGGTATCTTATTGTATATTTCCATACATTCGGAAATAACTTTATCAAAGTCTAACTCTTTTTTATTCTGTTCTTCACCTCTAACATTTATAGAGTAATGCTCCCCTTTATACCAATAATGTTTTACTTTATCAACGTCGATTCCAACACTTTCGCACTCATCAAATACTCCTTTATTTTCTCGTTTAATGATTAGTTTACCAATATTCCTACGTACATTGTCGTTCCATTCAATGTTCATTTCTTTGCAAATGATTCGGCTAGTTTCTGCTTTACTCCCATTCTCAGAATAAAGCTCCATGATTCGGTTAATGTTTTCTACCATAAAGCTAAAGTAATTATTTTATTTGTATGTATGAAAAATTAATTGTAAATTATCGTTTTTTTAACACAAAAAAAATCCAGCTCAATTAAGAACTGGATTTTTTTCCTCCTAGTAGCGTTTAATTTGCGATTTGTGCTACTATTCAGATTCCTTAACCGTACCACGCGTTAAAGAATTTTCTAATTACATGATGTTTTATTTCAATGAATCGCTAAAAAACTTACGTAATTCTTCAACGTTTGCTACTTGTTCATCTCCTACGCTACATAAATCCTCTTGTGACTGTTTGTAGTACAGACTATTACTAAACTGTTCTATTGTCTTTAAAACTCCACTTGTGAAGAACTGCGGCATAACCTCGTTTAACTCTTCAAAGTGTTCTAAGAATAACGGTGTCATAGTCATGATTGTAGCTATTCTATGATTGTAGTATTCCTTACTAGCTATGTAATCCGATTGACGTTTTAACGCTTCTATTTTGCTTTGTTGTTTATTCATCTTGTAATAGCGTTTAAATATCTAAAATATAATTCTTCATTAAACGAGCCGTTACCTTTGGCATCTCTGAACTTTTTACCTTTCCACCATCTAACCATTATACCTAATGGAGGTGCAATGTAAACATTTTCTGCTGTTGTTTCTTTCTTTTTCATAATTTTTCGTTTTAATTTCTACAAAGATAAATGTAATATCGAATACAACAAACTTTATTACATTTATTTTGTAAGTTGTTGATTGTTAACTGTGTTTTTTTTGTGTTGCGCCAATATGGTAGTTATATGAAATAGCCTAACTATTCTCGCTTCGTGCTTCAGATACCAACGTAGGTAACTGTTGAGGAATATTTCTACTTTCTTTTCTTTCTCTCATTTTCCAATTATACTTGAATTGATAATTATGG